ATAAATGCAACTGATTCTATATTTTGTATTTTATCTATTGACAGTGACATATTTGCAACACCCTTGACGATTCGTTTACAGATGATTCGATTCTATTGTGCTATAAATACCACGTCAACTAATATATTTAAATTTAGTGCTTGACAGGTTTGTTCCTGATTCGTTCAAATGTTTTAATAGGGCGTCAGTCCATTTTAACGCGATTCGTTTTTTAAGTATATAGATAATTTTGCATACCTGCTATGCGTCTCGTGCATACCACCAGCTGTATCTATGCGTTCAGTGCATATTAGGTATGCGTCCAGTGCATAGATAAGTTTTGATTCGGCATCCCCCATTTTTACCACGAATCACCAATTTTTGTCAATAGCACTTCTAAAGCTCAAATTAGCCTCTCTGACGGCCTCTAGGTCTCTCTGGTATGCTACTATATAAAATTGATTCGGCGGCGTTACAGCGAGTCAACCTATAAAACGACAATATAAAGTTTATTATTTTTATGCTTGTTTTATGCTTGTATATATAACGAATCTATGCGTATATATAAGGACAGTTAAACAATGGCTAAGGAGGCCGAATCAATGACTAACCACGCAAAACTAGTTTTAAGTTTACGACATACAGCAAATGATATTAATGAAAATGGCCTTTTAGCCTATTATAATGAATTAGCCGATAATATAGACCCTAAACCTATTTCAAACTTTTTCACCGAGTCACTAGAAAAAGACATGATTAAAATGATGCAATTAATTAAACGCTATAATGATGAAGTTAAGGAGTTAGTAAAATGAGTATTTGGTTTTTAGCAATCTGCGTAGCCGCTTTTGTTGTCCCTTTTGCACTGGTGGTTTTTGCCGTCAGTCAGGAGGAAGACGACAAATGATTAGTCTTATATCTGGCCTAGTGGTCATTACTTCTATTATCTTAATCTTTATATTTGCGGAGTCTAACTAATGTCTTTATTTAATACACCAGAATCAAAATCAGATTTGCAAGCATGGATCGCTTCAACTAATGAACCTATGGCAACTATTGCCGCGGGTATGACAGAGCAGTTTATATTATCACAATGTGAGTTTAACAAACTGATACCAGTTATATCAGCTCAATTTTTAACTCAATCTATACCTGATAATTTTAATGATATGGAATGCCACGATATATACGATTTTATTGAAGAGCATGTAGAAGATGATTTTGAACATATGTTACCTGAGACAATCTTTGAGTGCATAGAGAATATCGCAAGTGATATACACCATAAGATAAGGAGGGCAAAATAATGCCACATATGAACAAACTTTCCAGTTATAAAACCGCTTATATCAATAATGAAGATGGCGGCCTAGTTATCTATCAACAGACTAAAATAGTTGAATGGGACAATAACGGCAATGTAACTTTAAACAGTGATGGTTGGGAGACTGTCACTACTAAACGCAAGATGAATCAAGCATCAAATCAATTCTGTTTACAATATGGTGTAGTACAGCGCGACTATAAATGGTTTGTTACAATAGATGGTTGTGACGACATACCTTATTATGATGGCATAACATTCAATGTATATACAGCGAGGTTAGCGGCATGAGTAATTATAAAATATTAGGCGTATATGGAGACTCTAATTTTGTTATACTACATGAGTCAGATAATATAGAGCGCGCTAATAGTTGGGTAGTTGGTTATATTAGAACTCAAGAGAATTATGGAGGCTATGACTCAATTAATGTTGTGGATAGTAATGGATTTACTAAATCAGAATACAGTAAGCAATATGGATGGAGTCATTACTGATGGTATATGTAGGTTATTATAATTTAGACAATAAACTAACTTGTTTTAGAGAATGCAAGACTCAACAAGAGGCAAATATTTTTATAGATGCTAGTAATAATAGGTCTAGTTTAATAATTGCTAGAATATTATCTAATAAAGACAGGAGGTTATTAAATAAATGATAGGTTGAGTCGGCTAGTGATTCATAGGTTACACCTCCCAAAATACCTAATGGATTGCTTGCCGATTCGCCTCCCTAGCGCAACGATTCTTTTCATTCGTGGGACCCTCCGAATCATACGGGAGATTTTGCGGCCGCCGCCGTAACCAAACTAGTATCCAAAGCAAAAAAAAGTTAGTTATTGCGTCATTTTGTCACATAAGCGTACATTATACTTATACTACACGGAGTCATTACGACAGGGCGACACACAAGAACTTGACATGCGCTACCCACTTAAGTATGATACAACAAAAAAAAGAATCATTAGATTTCAACGACTTGTAAAATAGTTGTAATACTTAGGTTGACATTTACGTATTTTAGACATTATATATACATAAGAGGCACTACTTAAGTTTCTCACTAACAGGTTATACTACTTACTGTTTATAACTAGCTAGTTGGAGAACGTAAGTATATACTTAAGTAGTAGCTATTCAGTTTCCCTTCCCAACCATGACGAACCTTTCCACTTAGTTGTATTAGATGTGGTCATGCCGATGGGTTGTATATTATAAGAGAGTTTGTTATGATACCTGCTAAGAAGTATAGTGAAGTTATAGCTAAGAAAGTTGTAGCTGGTATAAAGAATGGTGTCGCAGTGAAAGACATACTTGGATCAATACAGAAGTATCAAGATGCACCTGCTAGTACAGCCACTTTTTATAAAGTCTATGGTAGTCTTATAGCTGAGACTAAGGCTGAGATAGTAGGAGAGATAGGGAGTGTTGTCGTAGAGGCCGCTAAGGGTGGTGACTTTAAGGCGGCAGAGTTCTTCCTAAGATCTAAAGGTGGTTGGTCGCCTAACAGTACAGTGAATGAAGTTGAGCAAGACGTTGACCCTGACTTAGACGAGAGTGCTATAGACAGTTTGATGTCGTTACTAGGGAAGAATGAACCCGATGAAGAGACAGATAACGGCTGACACACTACGTGAGCTACCTAAGTCTAAAGTCAATGAGTTGTTTGAGGCATTAGGACCACGTAAAGTTGAAGAGCTAAAGCACGACTGGAACTTCTGGGCTAGAGATAATCAGTTAGCCCCTGAAGGTAATGATTGGAATACTTGGTTTATCAATGCTGGTCGAGGTTTCGGTAAGACACGTTCTGGAGTAGAGTGGGTAAGAGAACAAGTTAAGGGTGGCGTTAAACGTATAGCCGCTGTAGCTTCTACTAACTCAGACATAGAACGAGTTATGGTTAAAGGAGAGTCAGGTTTCCTATCGGTATGCTGGAAAGGTGATAAGACCTATGCTGGTAAGAAGATGGGTTTCCCTGATTGGTCGCCAACAAAGAGAACTCTAACGTGGGAGAATGGAGCGCAAGTACAGTTCTTCTCCGCAGAGGAACCTGAGCGTCTTCGTGGTCCACAGTTTGAGTTAGCTTGGTGTGATGAAACAGCCGCTTGGAATAAAGACATAGACACTTGGCAGATGCTACAGTTTTGTATGCGTCTAGGTAAGCACCCTCGTATCATGGTGACTACCACCCCGAAGCCAACTAAACTGATACGCCAGATACTTAAAGACCCTAAGACTATTATTACTACAGGGTCTACTTTTGATAACTCTGCTAACTTAGCTAAGACATACTTAACTGCTGTTAAAGAGCAGTATGAAGGTACTAGACTAGGTAAGCAAGAGCTTTACGCAGAAGTCTTAGAAGAAGCACAAGGTGCTTTATGGACAACTGCCATGCTGGACGATGCATCTGTTAAGTTAGATGACGTGCCAGACCTTTCCCGTATTGTTGTAGCCCTTGACCCTGCTGTCACCTCTAATGCTGAGAGTGATATGACAGGTATTGTTGTTGCAGGTATAGATGTTAATGGTATTGCTTATGTATTAGGCGATTACACTGACAGACTATCTCCTCAAGGTTGGGCTTCTAAAGCAATAGAGTTATATCACTTACATCAAGCTGATCGTATTGTCGCCGAGGTAAATCAAGGTGGTGATATGGTCAAAACAACTATACACGGTGAAGATGACACAGTACCTTACAAAGCTGTACGTGCATCTAGAGGTAAATTTGCTAGAGCTGAACCAATATCTGCACTCTACGAGCGTGGATTGGTCAAGCATGTTGCAAACCCTAAAGATGACGCTTCGCTTAACGAATTAGAAATACAAATGCGAACATGGGAACCATTAGGGTCGATTGGCTCCCCAGATAGATTAGATGCTCTAGTATGGGCAATTACTGACCTCTCACTCAACGGATACACAAAACCTAAATTGACCCTCGCTTATTCTAGTGTTAAGGGACTTTCACGTTAACTATAGAAGTATTATTGTCATGGTAAAGAAACTCTCAGAATCAAAAGCTAAATCTACATTAGGTGTAGCTGGTGATAACACATATAATGGACAGATACGTGCTGATGAGTTCCTACCTGAACTTCGAGGTAAGAAAGCTATACGCAAGTATCGTGAGATGCGTGACAATGATAGTACTATTGGTGCTGTCATGTATGCTGTTGAGCAGATACTACGAGATGTAGACTTACACGTAAAAGCAGTAAACGATAGTCCTGAAGCTATAGTAGAGAAAGAGTTTGTTGAGAGCGTCTTAGTTGATATGGAACATTCTCTTGATGACCACATAGCAGAAGCTATATCTAATTTGTCGTATGGCTTTAGCTGGAACGAAGTTATATATAAGAGACGTGTAGGTCCAACAGAGAGATCACCTAAGAAGCACTCTAAGTTTACAGACGGACGTATTGGTGTACGTAAGATATCTGCTCGTGCGCCTTGGACTATAAGTAAGTTTGATGTAGACCGTAAGACTGGTGAAGTTCTAGGTATAGAGCAAGAGATAGGTTATAAGAACGGTAGAAACTACATACCTACTAATAAGTCTCTTTACTATAGAACAACTAGCCTTAACGGTGACCCATCTGGTCGTTCTATCCTTCGTAATGCTTATACTTCTTATGAATACCTTAATAATCTTCAAGCTATAGAAGCTATTGCAGTAGAACGTGAGTTAGCTGGTATTCCAGTAGCTCGTATACCTGCTGAGTACTTATCAGGTGATGCTTCTGCCGCACAGTCAGGTTTCGTTGGAAACTTACAACAGATCCTTAGAGATGTTAAGTTCAATGAGCAAGGTTACATAATATTACCTTCTGATAGCTACCCAGACAAAGATGGTTCTCCTACTAACCAAAGGTTGGTTGATATAGAACTTATGGCTTCTAATGGTAAACGTAATATAGACATAGATCCTATTGTTAAGCGTTATCAGCATGACATAGCAAGATCAATGTTATCTGAGTTTCTTCTACTAGGATCTCAAGGCGGTTCTTACGCCTTATCCAAGTCGAAGACAGACCTGTTCCTTCGTGCGCTTGAGAGTTACATCCAAGCAATCACAGATGTTCTCAACAAACAGTTGGTCGAGCGACTGTGGGAGTTGAACGGTCTGAACTACGATCTAATGCCAACTATTGAAGCTGGTGATGTTGCCCCTCATGATCTTCGTGAGATTGCATCCTTCTTACGCAACCTTAATGGTGCTAACATTAACGTCAGTGATCACCCAGAGGTTATACAAGATCTTATGGATATAGCTGAACTAGAGTACGACCCGAATGTTACTGTAGCTCCAGAACCAGAGGTAGAGGAATAACATGGCAACTTTAAACAATAGAGTTCTTGATAATGGACTAACTGTCTTAGACACAGAAGCTAATCGTATAGACCTGACATCTCAAGAAGCTACAAGTTATGCAGAAGCCTCTTCTACTTATACTTTAGGTAAT